TCATTGTACTCCTTGGAGAGGTTTGAATGTATTATTAAGAGCTATGCAAGATATAGAAAACCCTAATATAGAATTAGATGTTTATAGTTCTTGTAAAGTTTATGGTTCTGAATTTGCAGATAACACTGAAAAAGATTTTGAAGCGTTGTATGAACAAGCTAAGAAATTACCAAACGTAAACTACATAGGTTATAAACCTAATGAGTACATAAAAGAAATGATGCCTAACTACGATATGTTTGTATATCCAAGTATATTTGAAGAAACATCTTGTGCTTCTGCTCTTGAAGCTTTAGCATCTGGTGTGCATGTAATTACAAATAACTTTGGAGCTTTATATGAAACATGTGCAGAGTGGCCCGTATACATTAATTATTCTAAAAATTATGAACAAATGGCACAAGATACTGCAGGGGCAATTAACATAGCGGCTAGTTACTTACATGAAAATTTTATGCAAGAACATCTAGAAGAACAACAAAAGTTTTACAAAAGATTTTATAGTTGGGAAAAAAAGGGTATGGAGTGGACTAACTTTTTGAAAGGAGCATTAAATGAAAGAAACAATAAATGAAGACACTTATCAAACTATTAAAGAAGCAGAGGTAACACCTTACGAGAAAGCTAGTCTTCCTATGTGGAAAACGGACACCGGACAAAAAGAAACAAAACCTGAAATTTTTCTTATGATTTGTACACCTTGTCATAGTAATGTTGCTATGCATTACACACAAGCGTTACTTGAATTACAACAGCTATGTATAAAACATAGAATAAAAATTACATTTACATTGTTAAAATCTTCTTTAGTAACTCAAGGTAGAAACTTATGTGTATCAGCTTTTTTAGAATCTAAATGTACTCACATGTTATTTGTAGATTCAGATATATATTTTAGAGCAGATTCTATATTAAAAATGTTAAAGAAAGATAAAGAATTAATGTCTATTCCCTATCCCTTAAAAACAATGATGTGGGATAAACTTTATAAAAAATGGAACGATGGTGAAGTTAAGGGCCCTGAAGATATACATAGGTATTTAAATACTTATCCAATGAAAGTAGATAACCCAGAAGATATAAAGTTAGATAACGGAGTTATGGAAGTAACTCACAGTCCAACAGGATGTATGTTAATTAAAAGAAGTGTTTTTGACAAAATGATAAAGGCTTATCCTGACAAAGGAATCGTGCAAAAGACAGTTATTAATGGTGAGTACATAGATAGACCCCATATGTGGAATTTTTTTGATACATTACACGATAGTAAAACAAAGATATTTTTAGGTGAGGATTTTTCATTTTGTAAGCTTTGGAGGGACATTGGGGGAAAATGTTATGTTTATATCAATGACCCAATAATACATGTGGGAGAACATCAATATGAAGGTTGTTTTGCCGATGAGTTGAAACCATTGTAGTTAAATGGTATTATTTTAACTTTAAGATCTTAAAAGGAGAATATATTTAATGTTGCAATTTTTACCTTATGCACTAGCCGCTTACGGTGGTTATAAAGGATACAAATCAAGCAAAGACGCAGGTGGTTCAGGAATCCAAAGATTACTTGGAGGAGTTACCGGAGCAGCAATGGGTTATTATGGTGGTAAAGGTGTTTTAGCAGGAGGTTCAAAATTAGGTATACCTGGTATGGAATCAGCTTACAGTAAATTTACTCCATTTACATCACTACCTGGTATGGATAAAGTACCTTTTATAAATTCAAGCAATAAACTTCCAAACGGAGACCCAGATAACAGAACTATGTTCCAAAAACTATTGCAAAGAAAAAGAATGGTTGATGGAGAATTTACAGGAGAGTTTGAATTTGATCCTACAAAAGCAGGAATTGCAGCGGGTGGTTTAGCTTATTTATCTGGAGCATTTAAACAACAACCTATAGACCAATTTCAACCAACTTATAATTTAGCTTACGCTGATTATGCAGAAAATCAACCAGGTTATTCATACATTGATGCAACTACTGGGGAAGAAAAAAAATATGATAAAGTTTATATACCAGAAGCAAATAGACCTGATGATGTAGAAAGAATGGGTCCTTATGAAATTGCTAGGACAAGATTAAAGACAGGGGGATTAGCTGAAATTAAAAAATTTAATGAAGGAGGTATTAACTACTTACCATCAAAAGTTTCTCATGATGAAAATGATGCAAACAATTATGTTAGAGCAACAGGTTATGTTGAAGACGGAGCAGGTGTGGGAGACAAAGATGAGGATACAATGTTAGCTCAATTGGCTGATGGAGAATTTGTAACACGTGCAGATGGAGTATTAGGCGCTGGAATTATAGCTGGAGCAAATCCCAAAAGTATGAAAGATATGAGAGAAAAAGGTGCTCAATATTTTTACGACCAACAAAAAAAATATAAAAGAGTGTTTGATTTAATTAAGGATAATAATGAAACAAACAAAGAAAAAAATTAAGCCATTAGTAAACGTCTTATCTATTGAACCAAAAGATGTTGAAAGGTTTTGGCCACTAGCAGAATTTATGATTAAAGAAGCTTTGAAATACTCAGGAGAATATGCAGATGCAAAGCACATATATGATTTTTTGAAAAAAGATATGATGCAGTGTTTTATCATGTTTGGCTCAGATGAATTAGAAGAAAACAAAGTATTTGGCGTAGGGGTTACAAGAGTATCAGAAATGCCAAATTTTAATCAATTAGAGATTGTTATTTGTACAGGAAAAAGAAGGGACTTATGGGAAGATCAATTTGTTGATATAATAACAAAGTTTGCAAAAAGTAACGGTTGTAAACGTTTATCTCTTTGGGCTAGACCAGGATGGGAAAAAGTTTCCAAGAAATGGGGATGGCAAAAGAAACATGTACAACTAGAGAAATGGATAGGTAAATGAGTTTTATAGGCGGATTATTCGGAGGAGGAGGAGGACAACAGTCTTCACCTCAATCAACAACAACTTTTGTTAGAGAAGCACCAGGAATAGAAGAACGAAAACTGGAGATGATGGACATTGCGCGACAAGTAGCGCAAAACCCAATTGATCTACCAGATTACCAAGTAGCAGGATTAGGTGCTTTAGAAAGACAAGGGATTACTGCAGCGGGCCAGACAGGTGTAGGAAGTGGTGCAGTCGGTCAAGGTATATCAGGAGTACAAGGAGCAATGGCTCCTGTAGGTGCTCAACAAATAGCTCAATATTTAAATCCTTATCAACAATATGTTACGGATGAAATTGGAAGACAAGGACAAATGATGCAACAACAATTAGGAGCTAAAGCAATAAGTGCTGGAGCTTTTGGTGGTGGAAGAGAAGGCGTACAGCAAGCAGAATTACAGGGTAGAACTTTATCTGAAATGGGTAGAGCACAAGCTCAAGGATTTACTACTGCTTTAGGCGCTGCACAAAACCAACAAAGAGTTGGATTGCAAGGTGGACAATTATTAGGAGCACTTGGTGCACAGCAACAACAAATGGCTCAAGGAGATATACAACAGATGATGGCAGCTGGTGGTTTAGAAAGACAATTAGCTCAACAAGCTTTAGATGCTAAGAGACAATCAACTTTAGCACAACAATACGAACCTTACCAAAGAGCAGAATTCTTAAAAAATATGTATGCTGCAGGGCCAACATCTCAATCTTCAATAACTATGGGAACTGCACCAGGGGCAGCACCATTAGCACAATCAATAGGAACAGGTCTAGGAGCTTTTCAAGCGTTCTCAGGAACAAGGCAGGCTTAAATGAATAAAGTTTTATTAAGACCTTTATTTAGAGAGGCCTACTTAAAAAAAACTGAAAAAAAATTACCCGTTAAAAAATTTAATGTGGGAGGTTTCTCTAAAGTAGAAAAAAGAAATTTACTTCTTACTCCTATAACTTCAGCATTACTACAAGCAAGAACAATGCCTGGTGAAAGTCAGCTAGGTTCTGTATTTAGAAGTATTGGTAAAGGTATGGAAACATTGCCTCAAACACAATTAGCTATTAAGCAAATAGAATTACAAGAAAAAGCTAGAAGAGATGCAAAAGAAGAAAAATTAAAAGATAAAAAATTTTCATCTTCTAAAAAAGTATTAGATCAAGACACTGGTAATATAATTTTTCAAAATGAAGAAAGTATTCAAACAACATACTCAACAAAAAACCCATCAGAGCTTAGATTTGTTCCGGTTCCTGATGCTGAAAAGGCAGGTAAACCTGTAAAAGTTTTTGATACAGAAACACAAAGTGTAGCTTATGCTCCACAAGGAGATATTTTAACTGCTAAAAATACTGAAGGAGAGCTGAGATATTTACCGGTAGGTAAAGAAGATTCTTTAGTTAAAGCTTACCCTATAGTAAATGGTGTTCAAGATAGTACGGCTCAGTTTGTAACAAAAGCACAAATTTTAGAGAACCCAGAGGGATACGTTCCTGTTGAAGGTAATTTGGAAATGATGGTTAAGATGGGAGACATTCAAAGAGAGAAAAAACAAAAATCAGATTCAGAGAATGCTATGTTAGCGGCCAGAGACGTTGGAGAAATTATTACTAGAATAGAAAAAGATATTGTTAAACAAGGTGCCTTTACTGGCAGAGCAGCAGATACAGTATTAGCTATATCAGGTATGACAGGTTTCATTGATTCTTTTGTAAGTAGAAATAAACAAAAAGAAGGTAAATTATTTAATCAACAATACCAAGATACAGAAGATGCTATATTACAATTAACAAATGAAGACAGTCCAAACTTTAATGCAAAAATAACTGCTTACCTAAACGCACCTGAAACACAAGCAGCAAAAACATCTATCATTAATTTAGCCTACGCAATCGCTAAAGCTAGAGAACCTGGTGGAAGATTTAGTGTACCTGATATTGAATTAGCTTTACAATCAATTGGAGAAAGTTCTAACAAACAAACTTTCTTAGCTGGTCTAAGAAGAATAGGATTAGAAATAACAGGTAGAGCACTAACAGATTATGAAACTATATTTAATGTAACAAGAGATGAGATACCAAAAGGATATAATAAAGTAATTGATCAATATGATTATTTCCAAGGAGTTCAATTTACTGAAGAAGATAAAAATTCTATAGACCCTAATAATTTATTTGGAGCAAACTAATGGCACTTTTATCAGTAGCAAATGTTGATGAATATAGAAAAGAATATGCAGAAGCATTAGCTGCGCAAGAAGAAAAATTAGGAGCACCTATTAGTGATGACTTAATCACGGAAAAAATTTATGGTGTAATATCTGAAAAAGCAGATGTAGATTATTATTCTTTTTATAAAGCTTTTAATCCAAACGGTAAATATTCAAATATAGATTCTTTCAGGGAAACAATTAAAGACAAAGATTTAAATGATACAGACATTATTAATAAAGCTTACGGAGAGTTACAAAACACAGGTAAAGTAAGATTTAAAGATTTTGTAAATACCTTTGCACCTAAAGAAGAAGATTTACACGAAGCAGTAAAAAGAAATTTTAATATTATTGGTTTGAATATACCGGAATTTGAGTATTCAGTAAAAGAAATAGCCGAGATGCGAGGAGTTAATCCCGACACAGATGTGGCATTAGCGGAAGTAGGCTTTGCACAAAGTCTAGCAAGAAATGATGCTAACGAAGTTTTAGCGTCTAAAAAAGTTTTATCAGATTATTTTGGTCAAGAGATTCCATTAAGGTACGGCCCTGAAACTGAAGAGTTAGAATTTTTAAATCCTCAAACTGGAGAGTATGAATTATTAAATAAACCAGGAGTAGATGCTGGAGATATGGCAAAGTTTGGATCATTAGCTGCACAAGTTCTTCCTGAAATTGCTGCAACTCTTTTTGCAACTGGTGCTACAGGACCAACTGGTGGAGTAATTACTTCGGCAGCTACTAGTGCTGCTATAGAAACATTCAGGCTTGCTTTAGGTCATCAACTATATGGCATTAACCAAACAGAAAAAGGTTTTACTGATTATCTTAAAAACGAAGGTAAGGACATAGCTGTTTTAAACGGATTATTAACAACAGGTGGTTTTACTGTACCTAAACTTTATCGAATGGTAAAAGATTTAAAAAATGTGGGGAAAATAAACGTAAGTGAATTTGGAGGAACTGTAAAAAATGCAGAACAAGCTTATGAGTTAGTAACTAAAATTAATGAAAGGTTAACAACTTTAGGTACAAAAAGAAAATTAAAATTTACATTAGGTCAAGCAGGCGATGATCCAAATCTTTTAGCAATTCAAAACGGTTTTGAATCAAATCCTAAATACGGAGTAAAAGGTACTTTCGACACTTTTAATAAAGAACAGGCTGAAGCATTAGATACCTTTTTTCTTTTAGCAAGTGATCCGTATAATTACAAAGGTATATCAGGTAAAGATAATATATTATCAGACGAATTAGGTAAAAAAATACAAAATGTTATTATATCTAGATTAGAGCCCAGACAAAAAATTTTGACTAAAGCTTTAGAAGCAGCAGAAACAGATTTGACTGAAGCAGTTATAAAACTTCCTGGGGGATCTCAAAAAGAAGCAGGACAATCTATTAGGGGGGTGATTGATACTCTGTATCAAGATTTTGATAAACTTTATGATAGTAAATACACGACTCTTTTTGCAGCAGGTAAAGGAAGAAAAGTAGGTACTGACATAATAAGAGAAGCGGTAAAAACTTTAAATAAAAGACAAAAAGATACTTTATTTAAAAAATACCCAAATATAAAAACTTTTTTTAATGCACCTAAAGGTAAAACAATATCAGTTAATACATTAAAAAATACTCTAAGTGACTTAAGAAAATTTGATAGAAGTATTAAAAAAGGAATTTTACCAGTAGAGGGAGAGCCTGTAGAAGGTGCTGTAAAAAATTTAATAGGCTCTATAAAAGATCAATTTAAAAAAAGTTTAGGTGAAGACGATGTTTGGTATAGAAAGTTTTTAGAACTAGATAAAGAGTATGCTACTAATAAAGAACTATACAGAGGCACTATAGGAAAATTATTACAAGCAAAAGATGGTGTTTTAAAAATAGCAGATGAAGATGTATTTGCTCAAACCTTTAAAAAGGGTGCTGGTCAAGAAATGAGAATAGATCAGATTTATGAATTATTAAAAAGAAAACCAGAATTTATCCAAACTTACAAAGACTCTATATTGAAATCTTATAAAACATTTGTAGACCCTGCAGACACTGGAAAGATTAATTTAGTTAAACATCAAAAATTTTTAAATGATTATAAATATGCTCTTGAAACATTCTTCGGTAAAAAAGGTTACAAAGAGATTACTAAAGTTGGTAACTTAGCTAAAAAAGTTAATGAAACATCTCTTAAAAGAGATAAAATAATGAAACAACTGGGAAATTCTACTAAGGGTAAGCTAGAAAATATGGATCCAGATAAAATATTTAGTTTCTTATATAATAATAAATCACCAACTACGTTGAATAAAATTATGACGATCGTTAAACAAGATGATAATTTATTAAAAGCTTTTCAAACTGTAGCTAAAGATGATCTATTGTTTAAATCTACAAATAATAGAGGAGAATTTATATTTGATAAATTTGCGGACTATCTTAAAAATAATAAACAAATTTTAGAAAGAACTTTTGCTGATAACCCACAATACATGAAAGATATGAAAATGTTTAGAGATGCTTTAGAAATCTCAACTAGAGGATCAAAAGGATCAACAACTGGTAAAATGGAAAGTGCTTTAAATGATATTATCAGAGCTAGACTTGGACAATTTACAGTAGCAGGTAGAACATTTACTGCCCTTAAAAAAATTGTTAAAGGAGATATTAATAAACAACTAGCTGACATAATGACAGATCCAAATAAACTAAAAGAGTTAGTAGCCTTAAAAAATGTTAAACCAGGTTCAAATTTTGCTAAACAAAGTATATCAAGATTGTTTGGCTATTATATCTTTGATGAAAAATTCTTTGAGGATGATGAATACAGTCCATTAATTATTGATGCAGTCAATAACACAAAAGTATCTGAAGCAGTAATTGATGCGCAAGAAGGGGATGATCCAGTTGAATTAGCAGAATTAGAAGGTGGTAAACTACCTTTAAACTTGACAGCAAGTACAGCTGCTCCAGGAGCAATGCCACCAATGGCACAACCTCAAGGAATTGCAGGAGTTCAAGAAAGACAAAACTATGAAGCAATGTTCCCTGATGATGCTTTAGGAACAGCAATATCTAAAAGAGGAATTGCATAATGACTAAATCAGCTTTAGAAAAAATTGAATCTCACGAAAAATTATGTAGAATAATGCAAAAACAAACACACGACAGAATTGAAAAAATAGAAAGCTCTATTGGAAGAATTGAAAAAATATTAATAGCCTGTGCTGGTGGACTACTAGCCGGTATGGGTTTTATTATTTTTGAACTATTGACGAGGATATGATATGCCAGTTCCTCTTGGATTACCTTTATTGTTACAGGCAATAGCAACCATAGGTGTTGGTGGAGCTGTAGGATATAAAGCACAAAAAGATTTACAACCAGTCATAAAAGCGCTAAAGAACAGTCCAGAAGATATGGGTAATTCAGAATTAAAAATGTTACGGGCATTATTATTGCCTAACCAAGCTATCGCTTCAGAAGTAAAAGATTTAACATCTAAATCAGTTCCTAAATTAACAGGAGACGGTCAAGTGTTTGGACCAGATGCTGATCAAATAGAAAAAGAAAGAAAAGATTTAGAGATAATTTTAAAACCACCAACAAGAGCACCTGAACCAGTTAAACCAGTTATAGAAATATTCCCAGGAGATCCAGTAGAGCCTCAGCAAATACCAACTACAGAAAAACCTGAAATACAAACAAAAGAAAGTTTCCCGGACCTATCAGAAGAATTAAACAAACCACAAATATTTGAGCAAAAAGAAAGCAAAGGTATTATGGGGACAAATTCTCAAGAAGGTGGAAAAATAATCAAGGATGTAACTGCTGGAGTGTCAGGACAAAAAGATACTGTACCAAGCTTATTAGAACAAGGGGCATTAGCAAAACCTATTAAAGATTTCTTTAATGAAGATGATCAAGTAGTTAATTATAAAATTGGTGACACTATAGGAGCTTATGGAGGAACTGTTGAAAGAAGCTTAGATATAGAGGCAAATGTAAAACCTGATTTTAATATAGATAAATTTGGAGAAGTTATAAAAGAAAGAGCAAAACAATTTAATCAAGATGCAGTGTTTGTTGCTGAATCTGTACCAGCAGATTTTGAAGGAGCTAACGTAGGTTTTAGTTTAGATTTTGGTTCTGATCTTAAAATGAAAGATGCTTTAAATATATCTGATCAATTATCTGAAACAGCTCAATTAGATGGCTTTACATTTAAGATTAAAAATTTAGATACATCTGCTTCATCAATATATTTACCACAAAATATTATAGATGCTGAGTTAACCGAAAAAGCTATTAAAAATTATGGGGTAACGGATGAAATAAATAAAGCAGGTTTTATGATGCCTGATGGTCAAATGTTAAATTTTTCAAGAAACGGAAAGGTAAGGGACACCGAACACCGGAGAGTTAATTTAACTATGGGTGGTTCTGATGTAAATGATTTTGCACCTATGTATGATTTTATGAATAAAACAGGTGCTATTAGATTAACAGGTAATGCTAATAGATTATATGCTGAATTATCAGCTAAACCATCTAACACACAACTAAGAAAAATTGTTGATGAATATAATAATAATAGAGAAAAATATGATTCAATGATTATTAGTATTACAGTTCCCGAAAAAGAAAAAGGCAGTGGTCAGTTTGGTCAACCGAAAATAGAAGCCCAAGAAAAAGGTATTGATTTAAGAAAACAAGATTATAGATTACCTAACGAAGCTTTTTATGAAGTTCATGGTGAAAAAGCAAATGCAACAGACATAATAAATAAATTTAAATCTACTGATGTAGCGGGTAAAACATTTACTGGAATTAGACAATTAAACATTCCTGATTTTTCAAACATTTCAGATGCAGAAGCATTACAAAAAATTATAAATTTACAAAACAATATGGGTAAGTTTATTGAATCTACTGGATTAAAAACTCTGGACAAACCTAAAACAAAATTCTATAACACTAAACTATATACAAAAGGAAAAGATTATTAATGGCTACAATTAAAGGTTTATACGACTTAATAAAAAAAGAACAAGCCGAAGGTAAATCAATAGGTGTGTTCGAACAATCTATTATAGATGCTTTTGAAGCCGATAAAGGTGATAATAAAACAAAAGAAGTAGATGTTTCATTTGTAAAAAATAAAGATGAAACTAATTCGTAAGTATCCCTACACACATTACAATCGTTTTTCAGATACTACTGGTAGAAAATATTTAGTGGGCCAAGCTAAAGTCCCAAGTGTAACAACAATTTTATCCGCTACTAAAGATAAACGGTTCTTAGATAATTGGAGAAGAAAAGTAGGTAATGAAGAGGCTGACAGGATAATGAGACAAGCATCCACAATTGGAACTGAAATGCATCAAGTATTAGAATACGCTTACAATGGTGAGGGTTATTATAATGCAAATGAGGAAACCGGAAAACAACCTAGAATGATGGCTAAAATAATATTACAAAATTTAAAGATAGATGAAGTTTGGGGAAACGAAGTTTCACTAGAGTACGAGAATAAGTTTGCAGGGACAACGGACCTTGTAGCATTAGCGTATGGTAAACCTTCTATTGTAGACTTTAAACAAGCCAACAAACCTAAAAGGGAAGAATGGGTAGATGATTATAAATATCAACTAGGTGCTTATTATCTTGCACATAAAAAAAACTACGGTCCAATAGAACAAGGTGTAATATCTATTTGTACGAGAGGTCTTCAATATCAAGAATTTAAAATGAATGAAGCTGAGTTAATTGAATATGGTGATAAATTTTTAGAAAGAGTAGAGCAATTTAATAAATTACAATAACCAATCTTTTAATTCTTCTTCACCTAAAGTTTTAGCAGCAATTTGACCTTTTAAGGTTAAGGCCTTCATAATTTTTTCATCAATAGTGTTTTGAGTTATAATATCAATGATGACAACTGTTCCTTTTTGCCCTGACCTATGTGCTCTATCTTCTGATTGTTTTCTAACTTCAAGATTATAATTATTAGAAAAATAAACAACTGTATTAGCGGCAGTAAGTGTTAAACCGTAACCTCCCGTTGTAGGGTTACTTACAAAAAATCTTACGTTAGGATTGTTTTGGAAAGACTCAATAGCACTTTGTCTATCTTTTACTTTAGTGGCTCCGTAAATTTCAACAAAAGATTCTTTTCCATATTTATCTGTTAGGAATTGTTTAATTTGTTCTATGTTATAAATGTAGTTGGCCCAGATAATAATTTTATCGTCAGTCTCTTCTATAATTTCTTCCAAGGCATTTATCTTTTGTTTACCAAATTCCATTAATTCACCATCATCGTTTTTACAAAAGCCATTAGTCACTTGGTGTAGTTTTATCATTTCAGTTAGTTTGTTGCTAAAAGAAATAGTGGAGTCTCCAATAATTGCTAAGGCTCGTCTTCTAAGTTTTTCGTATAAAATACCTTGCTCACTAGACATAGTTACATGCCTTTTTTGCCTTACTTTTGGTTTCAGATCTAAACATTCATCTTTTCTAACTCTGTAAGAAAATTTATCTAATTTAAATTCAAGTTCTTCTATATTCTTATAATACTTAGGAATACTAATAAAACGATTAGCCCCCATTTGTATTTGTTGCATTTCCGCATATCTATTCCTAAAAGAATAAAAACTTTCAAACCCTAATAGTTTAGGGTCTAAGAAGTAACATTGAGAGTATAAATCAAGAGGAGACTTAGTAACTGGAGAACCTGTTAAAATTCTTCTAAACTTAATGTATTTACTTAAAGATAGTATATATTTTGTCCGCTTAGCTTTAGGGTTTTTAATTGTAGTAGATTCATCAATTACTGTAAAGTTTTTAGGAAATTTTTTAAGGAAAGACTCAGCTTCTTTGAATCCATTTTTACCCCTTAAAGCCTCTACATTCATCAAAAATATTTTAAGTTTTTTACTTTTTAAAAAAAAATTCCAGGTTTTAGGTTTATCTAGTTTCCATTGAAATATATCCTTCTCCACTACATCTGGTAGGTGTGCTTCAATTTCCTTACTCCATATAGTGTATACTGATTTAGGAGCAATAATTAAA